CTACTACTCTACTTGGTGTGATTAATGAAAAGCTCTTCTACCGCTGGATGACTTCCATTGGCGAGTGTAATTTGCGCTGGATGGGTGGTATTCCGGTGTATGATAGGCTCTATCGATCAATGCTTTTCGATGTCCGCGTTCTGGATCATCCTTCTTTTGAGGATAATTCGGAACGCTACTGGGCACGTGGCATGGATCGTACTAAGGAGACTATACACCCTGACACTCGTACTAGCTTTTACTATGCCTTTGGTGTCACTCCCGAAGAACAGGGTTTTTATGAAAACACTATACCTGTCCCAAGGTATACATCATCCGCTCTCCGCGATGATAATTGTGGTTTCGAACTAACTTACGATGGGTAATGCACGTACGAATCGAAAGAAGCGTCAGAGGATGAACAGGGTCGCTCGTGGCCTTCCTGCACGTCCCGGCAATGCATCTCGCGCTTTGGTACCTGCACGCAATGTTAATACTCAGAGTTACCCCATGCCTCAGGCTCGTAGAGCCGTTGGTATCCAGGGTCGGGCTGGTTATATGTTATCAAATAACCCGAATGCCCGCCCCTATCCTCGACGGTCACGACGTCGTGGACGTAACGCTCGGTATCCATTTGCGGGCGGCAATCCTGTTAGTATGCCACGTTACGTTATGGGCCTCCTTGACCCATTTTGTGACGAGGCGGCTGGGGTTAAGGTGCCTGACTTTGACTGTTCTGGGTCTAAGACCTTCCGTATTTATGCAGCTCAAACCTTTGCTGGTGATGCCAATGGTGTTACTGCAACGGCTTTCTCTTTGGATCCTAGTGCATGGCAGACGCTTGGTGTTGGTGCTACGTCCACAACTTGGGCATGGACCAACAATCCAACTGGTCTACCTGAACTGAGTTCCATCCGTGATGAGTTCTCTGGAGTTCGTCCGGTGAATGCTGCCATACGTGTTGTTAACACGGCTGGTGCTACTGCGTCCGGTATGGTGAGTGTTTCTGTGGTCTATCCTGACTACACTAAGGTGTTGGCTGTGGGCGGTAACTTGTCCGCAGTGTTGCCCACCACTCTTACCGATATGACAGAAGATGCTTTAGTGTTGCGTACTCCATTAGCTTCGCTGACAGAGGATGAGGTAGTTTCTTGCTACTTCCCTACGTCCCCCGATGCCTGGTCATACCGTTCCACATCTCAACCGTGGTGGGGCGGTGCCATTGCTGGTGCGCTTACTACGGCGTCCATGAGTGGCTGGCCCATTATTGTTGTTGTTTGCACTAATGGCCCTGTGTCCGGTGCGTCGTTCGATGTAGAGTTCTGCTGTAATTACGAGGGGTTGCCTCGGTCAAATTTGGCAGGCTATTTGCTTGACTCTAATCAGCCACCTGAGCCCGCTTGTCCCACCAAGCTGGCTGCTGGCATAAACTTGATTGGGTGGTTGCCTCCTAGCCGTACCATTGATGATGCTGGCGTGTCCGAGTATGATTTCATTGACCGCGCAAGTGGCCTCTGGAATCGTGCTGTACAGGTCGCCAGTTCAGTGTATGATGTTGTGGAGACTGTGGCTAAGGTTGGCGCGTTTGTACTCTAGTAAGATTCCTTTACGCAACTGGGTATTTGTATATGGTTATTGTTATAGACACTGCTTATTGACAAATGGTTGCACCACAGAGTGGTGCTGATTGACACGTCCACACAGCGATGTGTGGGGGCTGCGGAGTCAACGGGGTTGCTTTTGCGTAAAATTTTAAGAATGCCCGAAAAAAA